ACTTTAGTTTATGTAGATGCGACTAGAGGTTGGGCTTTCAAAACAAACACAGCATAGGAGCTAACATATGGCTCTAACCAAAATTAAATTCGCACCTGGAATTGATAAACAAGATACATCTGTTGGCGCTGAAGGTCGTTGGGTTGATTCTGATAATGTAAGATTTAGATATGGCCTACCAGAAAAAGTTGGTGGTTGGCAATCTCTATTAACAGATACCATAGTTGGTGTGGCTAGAAAAATGCTACCATTCGTAGATAAAGAAGGAAATAGATATGTGGCTATTGGCACAGATAAATTTTTACTTGTATATTTTGAAGGACAACTTTTTGATGTTACACCTTTAAAAGCTGATATTACTGGTGCAACACTTTCAACAAATTCCACAACAACAGTTACAATAACAACTTCAGCTGCACATAATATAAATGTAGATGATATAGTTTTATTTGATAGTGTTACTTTACCAAGCGGTACAGGATTCTCAGCATCAGACTTTGAAGATAAAAATTTTCAAGTTATTAGTGTTCCAAGTCCAACAACTTTTACAATTACAATGGGATCAGCTGCAACCGGCACAGTATCTGCTGGTGGTAGTATAACTTTAAAACCTTATGAACCTGTTGGCCCAGCTGCACAATCTTATGGTTATGGATTTGGTATTGGAAACTATGGCGGTACAATTACAGGTGCTCTACAAAATGATTTAGATGGAGCGTTGAGCGCGGATACGCAAGGTAATAATGGATCAGCTACACAAATTAGATTGACGTCAACAACAGGTTTTCCAAGTCCATCAGGTACAATAGCTGTTGGTAATGAATTAATAACTTACACAGGTGTTGCAGGTAATGAGTTAACAGGTATTACTAGAGGTGCATTAGGCACAGCAACTCCAGGCACATCAAATGGTCAAGCCCATAGTGATGCTGCAACAGTAACTAATGCAACAGATTTTACAGGGTTTGGAAGTGCAGTAGAAGCATCTACGGTTATATTAGAACCTGGACTTTGGTCTTTAAGTAATTTTGGTGAAGTGCTAATTGCAACTATATTAAATGGTAAAACATTTACTTGGAATGCAGGGATTGCAGCTAGACTTACAACAAGAGCATCAACAACAACATCAGGATTTGCAACTAACAATAACCCCACAGCAACAAGATCAACTTTAGTTTCTCCAACAACAAGACACTTAATTCATTTTGGAACTGAAACAACTATTGGAAATACAGGAACACAAGACGATATGTTTATAAGATTTTCTGCAGATGAAAGTATTAATGAATATACAGTTGAAGCTACAAACACAGCAGGTACACAAAGATTACAAGATGGCACAAAAATTATGGGTGCATTAGTTGCAAAAGAAAATATTCTAGTTTGGACTGATAATGCACTTTATACAATGAAGTTTGTAGGTGCACCATTCACGTTTGGTTTTGAACAAGTAGGTACGAACTGTGGTTTAATTGGACAAAACGCAGCTATTGAAATAGATGGTGTTGCATATTGGATGGGTAACAATGGTTTTTTCTCATTTGATGGTACGGTCAATACATTACCTTGTTCTTTAGAAGATGATGTCTATGACAATATTGATACTACAAAAGGTCAACAAATAAATGCGGGCATTAATAATTTATTTACAGAAGTAACATGGTGGTATCCAACATCAGGTTCTGATTTTAATGATAGGTATGTGGTTTATAATTATGGACAAGACAATGCTAGATTACCTATGGGTAATTGGTATGGCGGAACAAATACTAATTCAATCAGAACAACTTGGATTGATTCTTTAACTTATCCTAAACCTTACGCAACAGCTTATAATAGTTCAGCTACAGGAACTTTTCCAGCTGTAGTAGGTGAGACAGGATTAGGTCGAAGTGTATTATTTGAACATGAGATTGGAACAGATCAAATTAATCCTGATGGTAGTACAACAACTTTAACCTCTTTTGTGCAATCATTTAGTTTTTCTCTACAAAAAGATCAAAGTGAAATCTTTTTAGCTATGAGAAGATTCTTACCTAACTTTAAAGTTTTAACAGGAAATAATAAAGTAACTATTGGTATAAGCGATTTTCCAGCTGAAACTAGAACAGATTCTCCATTAAGTCCCTTTACAATTACATCATCTACTAATAAAGTGGATACAAGAGCAAGAGGTAGATACGCCAGTATTAAAATAGAAAATACCGGATCGGGTGAATCGTGGAGATTCGGTACCTTTCAAGTAGATATACAACCAGATGGTAGAAGATAATGACAAAGATAGTAGTAAGATTACCAGAACCTAAAAAAGAATATACTGAGGATAACCAAAGACAAATTAACAGAGCTATCTCTACGGTGGTAGAACAATTAAACGCAACTTATTTAACACAATTAAAAGAAGATTCTGAAAGATACACATTTTTTGGATTAGGATAAAATGGCAAATATATATAAGAATGATAAAGTAAGTTTAACTAATACAGATCTTACAACTTTATACACTGTTCCCTCTAACTCTAGAGCTATTGTTAAATCTATAAACGTAGCAGAGGATGCAGCAGGTTCAGCAGTTGTAAAAGTAACTTTAACTAATGCAGCAGGCACAGCTTTCGTAATTGATAATGATGTCAGTTTAACCGCTGGTTTAAAAGAACAAGTGTTGACAGAGCCTTTAATTATGGAAGAAAGTGAAGTATTAAAAGTGCAAGCAACTAGTGGTAATGTAGATGTTGTTGCATCTATACTAGAAATAAATAGAGAGGATAGATAATGCCATTTATAGAAACAGAGGCTTCTGTAAGGTATGAAATAATAGACGGTAAAAGAGTTCCGGTTATTACACCTAAAACAGAAGTAACATTAACAAACACAGAAACAGGTCAAGAATATATGTCAGATGCTGAAGCTATGCAGGATGTACAAAATCCTAATACTTCTACTAAATCTGAGCATATTAGAAGAGATGTTCATGTAACCGTAGAGTCAATACCTTTGGGTACAGCGACTAACATCAGCGATTGACGGAAGTAGTAAAAACAAGTAAATTAGTGAATTATGGGACTTAAAAGATTTGTTAAAAAAATTACCAAACCAATATCAAAAGTATTAGATAAGGTTATACCTAATGAGGTAAAACCTTTTTTACCTTTTGCGGCAGCAGCTTTTCCATTTTTAGCACCCGGAGCTTTTGGAACTGCAGCTTCTGGTATAGGAAGTTTAATAAAAGCTGGTAGATTTGCACCACAAATAGGAGGTGCATTACTTCAAGGTGGTTTAAATTTAACATCACAATTAGCTCAAGAGGGTAGTGAAGGAGATTTTTCTGGTTTATCTTTAGGATTAGCAGGACTACAAGGAGCTATGTCAGTTCCAGGATCTGCCAAAACATTTGCGGAAGCAGGAAAAGGAGCAACAGGTCTTAAAAAATTTGGATTAGGAGCATTAGAAAAAGGATCTACAAAAATAGCAGACGCACAAGATGTATTTAGTAGAGCATTTATGTCTCCTTCAGATCTTACAGCAGCGGGATTAGAATCACCTGGACTTATGGAAGTAGCAGGTGCATCGTTTCCTGCAGCCACACAAGGATCAATAGATGCAGGTATGGCTACAGCTAGAAGAGCCTTAAAACAATATGAAGATGATTTAGCAGCTTACGAGGCGGAGACAGGAGAAGCACAGACAGCTTCTGACGATGCTAGAAGAACAGCAATTATTGCAGCAATGACAGCAGGAAACCACTCTGAAGATATAATTACAGAAACACTAGCCTTGTTAGGATTAAAAGATGGAGGTCGAGTCGGTCTTAGAGAAGGTGGATTGTTACAACAATTAACTGGTCAAGCAAACCAAATAACAATTCGACCTGGTTTTCAACCATTTGCAAGACCCCTTTTATCTGCAGGTCAAATGCCTGTTTTTCCTAGACTAAGAGAATTAGAACAAGGAATAGATACAGCAGAAAGTGATTTAGGAAGTATAAGAAGTAGATTGGGAAATCAAGAAGGACGATTGGGTGGTCTTATGGCAATACAACCCGCGTTTGGTTTACAACCCTTACGACCCTTACAAAATCCGTTTTTACAAAATACATTAAGAAGTGCAGGTCAAATGGAATCTTATAAAGATGGAGGAATCACTGGATTAAAAGACGGAGGTATGTTAGACTTAGAAGGTAAAGAAATGGATCTACGAGGTGGTGGATTCGTGCCAATAGGTAAAAAAGAGAGAGCGGACGATGTCCCTGCAAGATTAAGCAAAAACGAATTTGTAATGACAGCCGATGCTGTAAGAGCAGCAGGTGGTGGAGATGTTAATAAAGGTGCAAAGAGAATGTATGAAACAATGAACAAATTAGAGGCAAGAGCATAATGGCTGAAACAACTACGATAACACGACCGGCACCGGTACTAGAAGCATCACTAACTAATTTTTTAAAAGCAGTAGACCCTTTAGTAGGTAAACCGATTGATACATCTGCTTACGCACCAAAAATTGCTGATGAATCACAACTACAAAAAGATGCAAGAACTGCAGCAGCAGGATTAGATTCATTAGTAGGACCAGATGCATACAAATCATTTATGTCACCTTATCAACAAGAGGTGATTGATACAACTTTAGCAGAATTTGATAGACAACAAGCAATTGCAGATACAGCTAGAAGAGATAGAGCCATACAAGCTGGAGCTTTTGGAGGTGGTAGAGAAGGTGTACTTGCAGCAGAAGCAGCAAGAGGAGCAGCACAAAGTAGAGCAGGATTACAAGCACAACTATTAGCACAAGGATTTCAACAAGCACAAGCAGCGGCAGCACA